AGTGCCAACCAGCCACTTGTGGCCAGCAGAAGCAACAATTTTGGTGTTGTCTTGAAAGGTGATTTCGTAGGATTCTTCTTCGCCCTCAAAAGGTACGTCAACAACTTTGGTGGGTTTACCTTTGTGGGTATAGACCGTGTCTCCAACATCAACATCTTCAAGAGGTCTGTAACCATTGGGGGTGAGTACAGGCGTACCCAAAGTCAGCGGGCCTCCATAGAGGACCTCTTGTTCTGATGCAGACAAAAACTCTGTTTGTGGCCCCGGGTTAGGCTCGAAGATAATCTCCTGGGCCTTTTCTACGTCAATCTTTTCCGCTTTGACCTGCGCTGGAACCGTCTTCGTCTCGGAGGGACTTTGCTCCGACACGTTCGTTTTCGAGTTTTTCCGCTTTTTCGAGGGCCTCTTTGTACCTTTTGGCAAGGTAGCGTTGGATTGAAGCTTCTTTCTTACGCTTGTGTTCAAGGTCAACTCTCTTTTTTAGACCTGCATACGAAATGTACCTACCGCTTTCTTCGCTAAGCCAGTTTGCAACATCTCGAAGGGAGTATCTCTTAAGGTGTTCTTTGGCTTGTTCTAAAAGTTCAAGCTCTTCTTGGATTGGCAGGATTATGTCCCTATCACTGGGGTCTTGTTTGTACCCAAAAGGAACAGTCCTGCCCACACGAACTACTGGGTGCCAAACGTATTCGGTACCAGTCTTGTCGGGGGCAGGAAGTTTCCAGTTTTTATTCAGTTTCGGCATTGTCTTTCTTGGGTGGCAGAATAAAGAGCGGGTCTTTGGTCTCTACCTCCACTTTGTCTGCAGGCTTGTACCCGGCACGGTCCAAAATGTCTTTAGCAGCCTGCATCTTTTCTTTGTTGCCAAGGTCTGTGGGGTTGTCAATGATCTGGTTCATTGCCACAGCAGCTTTAACTCCAGTACCCGCAATGTACTTCTTTGTAAGAGTATAAACTTCTTCTTCCAGAGAGTCAACAATAGATTGGGTAGATACATTGTCACTGTATCCAGCCAACCTTTTTGCTTCAACAAAGTTTCCTTTAGCCTCGCTAAAGAGGACATCAAGGAATTTTTGTTGCTTTTCTGTCAGACTGCGTTTAGTCATTACTTTTTCTTTTTGGCCATACCGCCACGGGCCATTTTGGACTTAGTCATACCGCCACGGGCCATGCCGGTTTTATTTTTGCTCATCATACCACCGCGAGCCATCTTTTTGGTCCCGGTCTTTTTCATTGCGCGAGGTTTCATAGCCATCTTTAAGTTTCCTTTTTCTGTTAACAACGAGAGCCTGATACTCTTCTTCAGGGTACGCCTCGTAATATCCAAGTTTTTCTAACTTGTCGCTGGCTTCAACGACCTTACTCAGATTCTGAATGAACACCATGCAGTATTCATTTTCGGTAGAACTCTCCCAATCGTGGTCGTAGAGAAAGTCTAGGTCTTTTTCTTCTGCACCATACTCGGGGTGAAAACCCATAAAGTGTAGATCATTCCCCCAACCCTCGTTAAGAACTTCTATAAAACTGTCAAAAGCTTCTAAGTCTGGTAAGTAGTAGGAGGCGATTATTAAAACGTCTTTAGAGTCACCGTCAAAGTCCTTGGCAAGATTAAGGGTTTGCTCTAGTATTTCTTCAGTTTCTACAACATCAACCCTGTTTTTCTTCCAAGCTTCCTTTGCATAAGGACAAGCAGGAATACCTTTAAGGTAACTGTTGGGAACCTCCAAGACATTTTTAGACCAGTCTTTTATGTCCTGTTCAATGTTCACTTGCGATGCTTTGCAGTTTTCTTAGCAATTTTTTCAGGTTGCTTAGAGTGTTGTTTACCCTTTTTTGTGTCCCGACGTTTCTTAGCAGAAGTCTTCTTATACTCCTTGTCGCTGAGAGCTTTACGGGCTTTCTTGGGCAGGTATCGTTCGCCTGTTGCCTCAGGGCCTTGGGTAGAGGGTTTTCCAGACTTTGTGCCCCACTTTTCCTTAGTCCAATTTTTCAGACTTTTTTGAGACTTTTTTAAGGGCATTAGTTTTTATAGCCCCCGCCCTTAGCTTTATACTGTTTGGCAAGCATCTGCGCCTTCCTGGCTGACCATTGGCCTGCATCACCCCCCTTGCTCCCTGCTTTGATCTTTTTGAACAGGTTCTTACGCATGGTAGGTTTGGTGTAGTTACCAGCTTTGTTGACAGTGCTCTTTTTCTTAGGCATTACTTTTTCTTGCTAGACTTTTGGGTAGGGGGACGGGAAGCCCCAACAGGGTCATACTTTTTCTTGGCCATGCCACCTCGGGCCATACCCCTACGACCGCGACGGGGGTCATTCGCATTGGGGTCAGCGTTTTCTGCCTTACCAGACATTGCATCACCAATTATCTGAGCAATAGATCGACTTGGACCGCCCCTTTCTAGCTCCCTACCGATTAGCTCAGCAATAGATCGACTTGGAAGAGACTCCTTCATCTCATTATATTGATCGTCAAATTCTTCCATGATCTTTTTGATCCGCCTTTTACGGGCAGCCGAGTCAGCTTCTTCAATAGCTCTTTCTGCGCGACGTACAAGGGGGCCGGGAAGCCTGCTGGCCTTAATCGGCCCGGGGCTACTTGCGTCCTCAGCTACAGGAACCTTACTCTCGTCACGCCGGGGAGGTCGAGGAGAGCGGTCAGGAGCCGAGGAGGGCCTACTACGGGGTCGTGTAGAGGATTCAGGGGCAGAACTGGGGCGAGGCTTGGGGCGGGTAGTCCCCGAATTGGACCCAAACCTTTCCATGAGTTTGCCTTTTGACTCCCCCTTCTTCCGGACGGTGTACTTTTTACCTTTGTGCTCGAAGGTGTAGTCAGACTCGTTGCCGGACTTCTCAAACTTTTTACGCGCTTTGGCAAAGGCGTCACCAAATTCTGACATTTTATTTCCCTTTCTTGTGGCCGCACTTGGCGATGCCGGTTTTAAGTTTTCCTGTGGATTTAACCTTCATGGTCTTTCCTTAACTTGCTGGTGAGTTGCTGAAGAAAGTCTCTTCAAGAGTGCAGATAGCGTCTACCTGGGGGGTTGTTCCGGTCAGAGTTATTTCAAGCTTGTCCCCTGGGTCCAAGATAATGAAATTTTCTGAGAAAGGTTGTACGGTTTCAGACTCGCTCAAGTTCTTTTGCGAAAAAATATAGTAGTGAACGTCGTCTGAAGCCCTGTACCACTCAAAGTCTAAGTCTACAGTTCCGTTTGCGTTTACGAAATAGATCAAAACAACTTTTGTCCTACAGTTCAAGGGACATTGATAGAAGGCCTCTCGAACCCCGCTAGAAGTAAACTCAGCTACCTGAGACTTAAGCCTAGGCTCCCTCATTTTGTAGCCCTGACCATTACTACAACGCTCTTACAAACCTTGTTTTCACTGATGTTCTTGACACCTTTAATGTTAGTAGCCTTTTGCATCAGCAGTCCCAAGCCTTTCTTGACCAGTAGTTTGCACTGAACTTGTCATTCTTGCCCTTAATCCCGCCAGACCTGGCACAGTAGCTTTTCTTACGGTCTGGCTGGTCCTTTTTAATAGTCATGTTGGGATCTCCAAAACGAACAAGTTTTGTCTGGTCACCCTTCTTGGCCACTACCGCAAACTTTTTGTTTCCGCCCTTTGTTCGGACAGGCTTATTGTAATCACTAGCCCCAATCTTTTCAAGCTTTGGGTCTTTTTTCTTTTTCTTTTTCTCAGCCACTTTTTGTCCTCTTAAAAAGCCTTGTGATGTTGTCTACCCAGCCAATGGCCCCTCCAGCAGCTAGACAGACAATAACCAAAAGGACCCAAGGCTCCAAGCTAATGTTGTTTGTTACGGACTGATCGACAGTGTCTACCCTAGACTTTGGTCGAAGAGATACGCTAGGGGCTTCTGTTTTTACCGAGATTCCTTGGGTCTGCTCTACTTCCCGACCGGCAGCTATGGGGACATTTGCAGCTACATTAGTTCCACCACCAGTGAGAAGACTAAGGGGATTTGCTCCGCAGGCTGGGATCACCGTCAGTAGTGTAAGTACCAGCACTAGTCTTGACCTGTTTAGCATAGCTGTCCAATCCAAAAGCAGCAGCAGCAAATGTGAATGTGGGCCATACAAGAACTTTCACCATCTCAGTGTCGCCTTGGTAGACTACCCAACAAAACCCAGCCAGAAGTGCAACAGAGATTTCTCTCTTGTAGGTCTTAGTCCTTTCCGCTTTTTCCATTCCGCTCGATAGCCTCACGAATAGCTTTCAGGTTTTCATCAATCCTTGCAAGCATGATAGCCTGTTCTTGTACTATAGTCTCTACAGACTCTACCCGTGTTTCGTTGCGGATAAGCCGGTCCCGGTTTGCGTCCACATCATTACGCAGGGTTGCGACAAACCAGATCAAAGCAATCGTCTGTGCAATAATTGCGAGAATGAAGGTTATTGGTACACTCTTACTCAGGTGCCAGTTTCTTTCATCAGTCATCGGGATAGTGCTCCCAGTCAAGCTCGTGGTGCGGTGCATCCCAGCCCCAGTCCCAACCGTGAGTAATCTCTATGCCCATGTCCTTAGCAACAGCCCTCATTGTAGCTACAATAGGTTCGTAGGCATCCCAGTCGTCCGAGTTAGGGACTCCATCCCCGTCGTGGTCCCCCTTGTAGGGGTGAGGGTGAAGGTCAACGGCATGGCCTGTAAGGTGGCGGGAGTTCATGGTCTGACTTACCCCAGAAGCCACAAGACGTTTTTGACGGTCAACACTCCGGAGTCCCTCACCACAAAAAAAGTCCTGTGGTGTAATCTCGATAGCTCGTTTAACAACCTCTACAAGATCAGGATGGACCCCCTGAAGGTTATTCAGACTCCGTTGCGACAGCCGATAGGTCATGAACATCTTTCCTCTTCAAGTAGCCCTCTTCGTAAAGGACCTTTTCTACATGCCTTAAGGAAACTTTTTGGCCTGTTCTTGCTTCTACAGCAGCTTTGACATAGAAGACCTCAGAACGAGGTATGTGGACTCCACGAAGTCTCCCCTCGTCGCCACCGGCAAGGGCCTCGTAAAAATCCTCTAGCACATTTTCTGAAAATTTCATGTATAGTTATACTCAGGTTACGACAAGAGTCAATAGTTACGACAAGAGAAAA